TGTAATCTTTTGATGTTGACCCCATTGTTCATCATATTTTCCATTTGTTTTTGTATGGCTTCCACTTGGCCTGCAATGTGCTCAATCAACATAAATTGCTCCGAGTCAGCAGGTAGTGATCCCATTTCTCCACGAGGCCACTTAATTCTAAATTCTGTATTTTTTTCTAAATCAGCAGATATTGTTTCAACTGCCTGCATTAAATCTTTTTCTGCAAGTGTACTTTTAGTTTCAAGCATTGTGATACGCTCTAACACACCGAAGTATGCCCACACACCAACAGCGACTGCTGAAATAATGGCAATCAAATTTTTCATTGGCATGGACACAGCCGTTTGATCTGATATATCAAGTCTATTTTTCATTTTTGTCCTCTAAATCACTTTCGTAATACTCTTTATATTTATCTAGTAAATCATTTGTAATCTTCAATTGATTCCTAATTTGTGCAAAATTCTTTGCCAGAAGTTCAAAATCTTTGTCTGTAAGACCCCATAGTACAGGATCAATGCCTTGTTCTTCTAGTTTTTTAAACACTTCCTCAGCGTTATTACTAGTAATAATAATCCATCTTAAATTCTCTAATTCAAGTGGTGTGGGCTTGTTCAGATTGAGTTTTTCTCTAGGAACTTCTTTCTTAAATATCTCTAATTGTTTTACACCCGAACAACTAGTAAGGGATGTAAGAAGGATTAGCGATACTAGGACACTCACTATTAATTTCAGACTTCTTTGTAGCATTCTTTTCTTTTTCTGTTAGAGGTGATCCACTTGCGATCTCAATACATCTTGTAGCAAGTGCTGACGCACCGTTAGTTATTCTTTCAATAGACTCTGTTTTCTGTATGGCTAACTTACCAACATCTCTATTCTTCTTGTTAAATCTTTTATCTAAATCTTCTAGGTCTTTTTTTAGTAGACCAACTAACTCGTTCATCTTATTGTTAGCGTCTAGTATCTCCTGAAAATCTTTCTTTTGATTTTCAATTAAACTCTTTTGATCAGCAATTGCTGATTCCATTTTGATAGCATTTGCTTTAAGTATAGTGTTATCTTTCTGTAACTTAAAGATGTATCCACCAGCGCCTAGTAGGGCGCTGATGAATATGCCAATAAAAAATAATCTAAATCCCATAGTTAAATTAGTCTTTCTTCCAAATTGCCCATAGTCCCCATGCGATTGAAGCCCATGCAGCCATTTTAGCAAAAGGTCCTGCGAATAATATAATGCAGCCTATTGCGATTAAAGCACCACCATGCCATGATGATACTTCTTTTACTCTATGTTTTAACCATTCCATATTAGTTTACTCCTTATATGTTATTTGATCTTAACGTTTCTTTTTCTATGACCATTCCATGCAACCCAGCCACCTAATCTTAATGACCAGTATGCTAGATAGTTCATTGAATAGAAACCATTTACTTCAATATTAATATCTCTAAAAATTCTATCTGAATCTTTTTGATTTACTAACATTAAAGGTGCGCCTTCCGTGCTTGGCTTACAAGCAGCGTACTTGTACATATAATCATGTACAAGACCACCAATCAGTAATACACCAACTGGTGAGAAAAAGGTTCTTAAAAATTTAGGTATACTTGCACCATCAAATGTAAAACCTGCTGGTATTACATACTCAACACCATTGATGTTATAGTGCCAGTCTTTTGTTATCTCCCAATTTCTAGTTGAAAGTAACCACATTACTATACCTTTCCAAAACCCTTTACCTTTTGTTTTGATTGCAATAGGTTTTAGTTCTGGCATTTCTGTATAACTAAATTTTAAATTACTTGATTTTTTCTTATCTAATAAATTAATTAAAAATGATATAATTACTACAGCAATTAAGATTGACCATTGCCAAAATTTCATTGCTAATCCGATTAATAGTTCCATATTAGTCCTTGCTCTTTTTATTTTTGTTTATATACTTTTGATAGACGTTATGTGCCTGTCCCAAGTCTTTTTTCTTTTCAGGATCTTTTGCTCTTTGACTTGCAACTTTAGCTCTTTGTGACATTGCGATTGCAGCCTGCATTTTATGAGCATGAGTTCTACTTGATCCTCTTATCTTACTTACTGATTGTTTCGCTTTCTTCTTATCTGTAAAACCTAGACCATGTATTGTACCTTTAGGGTCTTCATCTGTATATAAGTCACTATGTTTATCTGACTTTGCTTTCTGACCTGGTTTTCTAGGTATTCTTTTAGTGTCAGCAGTAACCATAGGTTTAATTGTACCATGACCTGCACCTTTATAAGCAGCTGACATTGCAGGCATTGTTGTTGCATATCTTCTATTAGGAAAAAACTGAGCACCACCTAGTGACGCCATAGGTTTCATTGTATCGCCAGGATACGTACCAAACCCTCTTACATATTCTCTTAATTCTTTAAAAGATTTACTCATATTTTGCCAATAAAGATGAGGCAATTTTATTTCTGTATTCTTCCGATACTGTTTCTGTAATTTCAGTATCTACAACATATCTAAATGCTCTCATGCCAAATTCTTCAGTATAAGTGCCTTTATCTTTTTTCATTTTGATATTGTTTACGATAGGTTTAATTTGCTTTTCTTCTATGTCTTGGTTTGAAGAAATCTTGTTTATAACGTTTTCTAATTCTACTCTATCGTAATCTTCTCTTTTTAATAAACCTAAAACATTTTTTTTCTTTTTCTTTACATGTACTCCTGGTTCATGTGCAGGTGGCATTGCCACTGCTGAACCATCACCTACTGCATTTGCAGGTGCGTCTTCTTTTACAGAAGCTGCTAGTTTATCTTTGTTTTTAAAATCTTGGTATTCTTTATCTAACTTATCTTTTCTTTGTAGAAGTTTATCTCTACCTACTACAGCCATCTGTTTAGGATCATTTTGAATATCTTGTAGTGCTTTCTTCTTTGCTCTGTAATCGTCATCTGAAGATACACTTTCTGATTTAGGCACACAATTAGGAACCATCTTGCCGTTTTTCTTTTTCATACCAACAGCATGGTATCCTGCCCAGCATTTTTCTCTTAATTGTTTAAAACTTATCATAGTCTTATCCTCTCTATATTATCCTCTGATACCATAACTTGTTTTTTTGTATCTTCGTTGATAACATGATATAAATTTACACCAAAATAATTATCAAAAGGTTTTTGATTTTCAGTTGTATATACAACATCACCTACTTCAGCAGTAACATTACCATTTAAATCTTCTAACTGATCTGTTACAATATACTTACCTTCTTGTAAGAAATCAAACCCAATAGTTTCATTTATATCGTCTAATTTGATTAAGTCATTTTCTGAAAGATGTTTATATAAATCTTTTTCTAACTCAACCATGTTTAAATCTTTTCCCTCTTTCAATAACAAACCTAAAGCAGCAGCATATGTTCCTAGTTTAGTTTTACCACCTGGTACAACATTAATAAGTCTTTTTAAATTAAAAACAAATCTATGTAACAAAGTGTATGCTTCTTTTTCTTTAGCAGTCTTTAACGTCTTTGCTTTTCTCAATACTTTACCATTCTTATCAATAATACCTAACGCATAAGCAGGTTGCTTTTCAAAAGGTGTAACTAACATCTTAATTACCCTATACGTTATTAATAAATCTATTGCTCTTCCCATTATAATTTCTCCAAACTTGATAACAAAGTTTTGTTAATCTTCACGTTTGGCAATTCTTCTTCTTTTATTATGTTTAAGTATTGTAAGAAAGTCTTTAATACAGACCAGTATTCTCTTTCAATCTTAAACAATAACAAAGTCGCAGCTGCCTCATTACCAAATACATTTGTTAAAACAATTATATGATTTAAAACTAATCTAGTTTTTAATTCACCTGTTGTTTTGTATTTACGAAATAGACGTTTAAGATACTTAAATCTTTTCACATCTTCATAAAACTCCTGTTCACTATCTAAATTAGGAACATTGTAGTTTTTTATAGCGTAAAATAACCAATTCTTCTTTGTTATCTTATCAAACATTAGCCAAGCTCTGCATAAACTTTTACAGCGCCGTTCTCTAATGTTTCGTATCTACCTTTTAGTTTTAACTCTTTACCAACTTTATGTGTTATACCATCATCATTTATATCACTACCGTCAGTATCTTTACCGAAACGACCACCATTAAAACTTAATCCGCTTTCAAAAGTTCCTTTTTTATCATTAATTGTTATTGAGTCTTTTAACTGAACACCAATTGTTCTTAATCTAGTTTCTAATTGAGATAGAGCAGCCTCAGGCTGTATATACTCTTTATCAGCAATAGATCCAACAAAAGCGTTCACTCTTTGTAAGATTGCAGGTTCATGTATATTGTGAGCACCCATTGATCCATCTTCTACTGAAGTTTGGTGTGGTGTGCCAACGCCATATGAACCGCCTTCTTTTATGTGTTGTTTAAACGTTTTCATTTGTTTCCTCTTTATCCTCTTTGTTAGGATTCTTTGTTAAAATTTCAGATATTACTTCTTCTTTAACTTCTTCTTTTTTAGGCGCAGGACTTTTCTTTACGTAAGGAACGCCACCAGCACCATATCTAATTACTTCATCAGACATTTTTATCTCCTTTTTTTACTTCGTCTTTTAATTTCTTAAAAGTTTTGCCTGCCAACAGGTCTTCTTCAGCGTCATGTACTTCCGCTTCCATAAATTTATCAAACTGACCTTCGTTTGGCGTATTGTCAGCAAGATCCTCTATAAAACTATCCCTATCTTCTTTCATTTATCACCCTCGTTTAACAGTTTAGCTTCTTCTTTTTCTTCAATTTCTAAACTGGCTTTACCTGGACCATCAACTGCATGAACCCTCTCCATTTTTATTAGTTTGTCCATTTGTTGTAATGCACCATGTACAGCATTCAAATTATTTCTCATTTTTTGTGTTTCACCCTCAACTTGTTTAATTTTTATATTTAAATCGTCAAAAGTTTTTGCTAACACAACTCTTTCTTCTTCTAATTGTTTTATACTAATTCCCATAATATTTCCTTATAATATATTATGCAACAGCGTAACCGTTACCTGCGATTACATTCCATTTTGCATTTTTAAATAAACATGTTACCGTTTCACCTTCAGCATTCAAAGTAATAGTAGTACCACCACGTAAGTTAGTTGGTGTAATTACTACGTTGTTTGTACCTGATGTTGATACATTGATAAATGTTTTGATTTGTCCTTCAGCACCATCTGCTAATGATATAGCACCAGTTGCTGATGTTGCGTTTATTTCAGTCACAGCTGATGTTACGTTTGCAACCTGTGATGAAGCGTCAGCAGTAATTGCTTGTGAAGCTTGTGCTAAACCTAAAAAACTAGGTATGTTATTAAACACATTTTCTGCTGATATTTTTTTGTTGATTGGAGTACCACTTGGGTCATCCACTACGTGAAACAAGTCAGCTGAAGCCAACGAGTCACCTAAATCGGTCAATGCCGTTATTTTTTTGTCTGCCATTTTTATCTCCTATTAACCCTTTCGGGAATGCTACTCTAGGTATTTGCCTAGATCACTTTGTTCATATAGTATATATAAGGGCACTTTGAGCGCCCTTATACATTTAAATTATTAACTTGTTACAGTTTTAGAAACTGCGACACCACTAGCATAAGTTAGTGTAGCTGCAACTGTATTACCTGCTGCTGCTGCCGCTGTATCTTTGATAGTACCACCGTTAAGTGCTAATGTTGATACAGTTAAAACGTCTGTATTACCAATACCACCAGATGTTTTTCTAAATCTTAACTGGTTAGCTGTTGATTCACCTGATATGTAAGCAAGTGTTAAGTTACCATATCCACCACCTGAACCGTCATTATTAGTGACCGTCAATTGTGGCGAACCTGTTACTGTAACTGCTTCGTCAAATGTAATCTCTACATCAATTTGTGCGTTAGCGTCATTCGCTGTAAAGTCAGTATTCGCTGTAGTACCAACTACGAATCTTGTTCTCGTAATAGTTGGTGTTCTTAATCCTGTTGTTGCTGAAGTACCTGCAAGACCACCGATTGCAACCAAAACTTCTGGTTGAGCATTTACGTTGTCATTACCTGAACCCTTGGTTCCAGCAGCTCTTACCCAACCTTGATTAGTTGCGTAAATGTCGCCTCTATTGTCAGGTGCGTTTTCATCAACAGGTGCAAATTTTGGCTTGTTACTAGCACTAGCGTGTGCTTTTCCCCATGAGCTCATATTTGTTTCTCCCTATTCTTTTAAATAATTAATTAATTATTGTTATATAACTAGTACTATTTATAAGATTAGAAGCCTAACTTTTTAAGTTCAGATATAGTTTTTGATGTGTTTGTGTGATGTATTGCCTTACCACCTGCATTGATAAACTCTCTTACGTTTTTCTCATAATCATCAATCAGAATAGAAGGACTACCTTTTTTAGCAAAGAGTTTCTTCTCTTTTCTTCTTACAAGGTTAATCTTTGAACGATTTGATATACCTGCGTTTCGTCTTAACCATTCAGTTTTACCAGGAATACAATTAGGATCAAATGATTCTTCTACGTATGCTGATAATATATGTGGGTCAAGTTTAGATATATAAGACCATAACTGTTTGCCACCAGGCATCCAAGGAAGAGTACTCCAAAAGTTTTTCTTTGCCTTGATCAATCCCCATTTTTCTTTAGATGATGGTATATTCATCCACTTGTTGATTGACATACCTGTGGTTCTTTGAGCACCTGTTTTAAAGTCTGCAAGTACTCCATCCATATCGCAATATATGATAGGTTTAGTCATAGTGTTTTCCTTATACTATTATACTATCATATAATAGTGCCTTTGTCAATTGACAAAATGTCGCAACTAGATAGGTTTTGCACTAGGTTCTACGTCTATTGCACCAGCGTCTTTACCAGTAGCAGTTTTACCTTTGTCGCCTAGTTTGATAATTTTTGTTTCTGCTCTTAAAGATTTAAAAGGTTTCTTCTCACCTTTTTTAGGATCAGTATAGTCTTTAACTTTTTTAGCATTTTGTTTTTCACCATGATCGTCTTGTGTTACAGCTTCATTCTTTGGTTTTTCACCACGTTCTTTTTTAGATATTGCAATTGCAGCTTGTTGAGCAGGACTTACTGCTTCAGTTGCTTTAGATATTGCAGCTCTTCTTTTGTGAAGATACTTGTCTGTAGAATCTGTATCACCATCGTTATCAATGTCTTTATCTTTTCTGTCGTCAAACTTTTTCTTAACAGCGTCTTTATTAACTGGATCTAATTTACTCTCAACAAGTTTACTTGCGATTTCTTCTATTGATCCTTTTTTAGTTTCAAAGTATTTCTTATCTACTGATAACTTAACATCTGTTTCAGGTTTTGAAATAGATGGTTGTGATGTAGCAATCGTATTGATTTTTTCTTCTACACTACCTTGTTTTGTATCAAAATATTTCTTTTCCATTACTTACTACTCCTTACTTTTTTAGCTAAATCTTTATCTGCACCACCCCACGTACCAGATGATTTAGTTACAAAACTATTTACTCTAGCCATTGCCCATTGTTGTGGTGTAGTACCAGGTCTATGTCCGCCTTTCCATGCAGCCATTCCTCTGTTATATACTTGTTTAAGAATTGAGTAAGGCATTCCTGTTTTCTCTGCTTTATTTTTTACAGCAGCAATCTTCTCGTATAATGCTTTTGCAGGATGCTCTTTACTTTCTCTTTTGTTTTTCAGTTGATCCATTTTCATTTGTATGTTCTCCAAGTCGTTTTTTGCGATTGCAATTGGTGTTTTATCTTTAGGGTTACCTACATCTAAATCTCTTAATTTAGTTTGTAATTCCATTTGTCTAACTCTCATTTTAGCCATTCTTTCAGAGTCAGTCGTTTCTTCTTTCATTGCCTTCTCTAAATCTTTTGCTTGACCAGCATGAGCGTCACTTGCCTTTTTAAGTTTACCTATAATCTTTTGTACTTTAGGTTCATCTTCTTTACCTAATTCTTCTTTCATAGAACCAGCATGTTTCATATCGCCTGTTTTTCTTTTCATTGCAACACTTCTTGCCATGTTAGATACAAAGTTTATACCTGATTGTGCAAGTTGCATTAATGTATCTGTAGAATATTTGTCTAAAAAGTTCTTTAATGTTTTTACTTTTTCAGGTGACATAAGTTTTATTTCTGCCCAACTATCTTTTAATTTTTTAATTTGAGCAGGACTCATTGCCTCAAGCATATTAATTGCTACATCTTCTTTCTTTAATATTGCTTTTGCAATTTCATGGCCTTTTTCTATAGTTTTTTTCTCTAAAGGTGGTTCGTCATTCATAGATTTTTTTGCTTGTGCCATACCAATAGCATAAGCGTCACCTTCTTTGCCTTCTTTAAACTTAACGTTACCTCTTAAAGTGTCTTGTGTAATTTCTATCTCTTTTACACCATCTCTTTTTAATTGATCCATCTTTGCTTGTGCCTTTTCTTTTGTTTTAAAAGGTACTGCAAATCTTTTTTTGTTTAGTGGATCTCTATATCTTACTACATGAACAAGCGTAAATTCGTTCAAGTGCCATGATTGTCTGTATCTAGTTGTCATTAGTTATTTACCTTTGCTCCCGCTCTCCATTGATAACAAGACCAGTATCTTGCTTTCCATTTAGGTCCTGGATTATCACAATTGTGTCTTGCTCTAAAGCTTCTTCGTCTTGCAGGATCATCTCTCTTAATACTTAATCCTGTTGTATCACCAAATGATACTTTGACTACGTTGCCTTTTTCGTTTTTAGTATATACGTAAAATTTCTTACTACCGCCTCTAATTGGATCGTTTAGTTTTACTTTTTTACCTTGGTATTCTGCTTCAGTAATTAAAGATGGTAATACTCCCCACTCATTTACTTCTTCAGCAAATTCTTTAAATGACATTTTGAAGCCTTCAGAAGCGCCTAATTCTTTTCTCATCTCTGCTTTAGATTTTCTATATTTTCTTTCAAATTCTTCAGCGTCTAGTCCACCTTTTTCTTTACTCATAAGGTCTATAGCGATTTCTTTCATTCTGCCTTCTTGCATATTGCTATTTGTGTCAATCACTTTATTGAACATCTTATTATATGTTTCTTCAATTTTAGATTGCCATTCTTCTCCGTATCTTTCCTTATATTTATTAATAGTTTCTTCTTTAGTTGCCCATTCTTCTATGTCTTTTAGTTCAACTTTTTTATTCATCTCTTTTTCCTTTTCAGCGTTTATATTGATTAAGTTATCACTATGTTTGCTAGGGGTGTAAGATGTGCCTTGAAAGGTAGTTTTATAGTGTTTTTCACCTGGAGTTATTGAAGATGTATATTTTGCATAGTCATGTCCTATATCGTAAGACTCTGGTATTCCTGTGTCATTAAATTCATTACCTCTATGTTGAGGTTCTTTTTCATCTCTCTTTGTTTTTAACTCACCATACATTTGTTTGAAACGTTTTGTATGTTTAGATGTTTTAGTTTTTGCTTTCTTATCAGCAGGCGATTGTACATAGGCAGATTTATCACTATCTGATTTCTTACCTTGTTTTTCTAAATGTTTATCATGTGCCTTTTTATCTTTGTCTGATAATCCTGCAACGTATTTTTTAGGTTGATCCGTTTCTTTGTCGTACGGATTCTTTCTTTTCTCCTTTAAGTTCATTGATCTTTCCTCTAATTTTACTGGATAGACAGGTGTTTCCATTATGTTATATAACCAACATTTGTGTAATTTCATGTCCTCGTCTTCCAATGTAACGTAGTTTGTTCCTCTTCTTATGATAACACCAGTGATATTTGACTCTACGTCATCAACTATATCTCCTACATCATACATTTGCTCAGAAATATATTTGTCCCTTAATGTCATCTTATCTAACTCCTCTTTTGTAGAGGCAGTTATAAATGGTTTAAATCTTAATGTGCCTTCTTCAATATCATATGAAGCAGCCAACATCATTCCTTTTCTTACATTCTTAAATAAATCTTGTGCCTTTGTTGTATTAGCAAAGCCAGACGGAAGACCTTTTTTGAAACTTGTAAAGTCTTTATCTTTAGCAGCCTGCCTCATTTTACTAGCACTCATACCTGTTGCACCATCAGCGTCTGGATCTCTTTCACCAGCACTTGCAACATTTATACTATCAAAGTCATATAGACCATGACGGCTCTTAACGCCGTTATATTTTTTTAAGATAGTATCAAATTCTCTTACTCTATCTGAACCTGCAACAAACGTAACATTAGAATATCCTCTATTGTGTAATTCAGTAGCAATATCTAATATCATGTTTGAAGGGTTTAGCATTATGTTTCTAGCATGTCTAGGAAACATTTGTTTCATTGTTGCAAGTTTGACTCTTGCGTTCAATGGATTCTTGTTCGTGTCTTCACTCTTACTTAAATAAATTCTGTAATCATCTGTTCTTTGTTGTGCTACTTTATTAATAAGTTTTTCATGCCCTATTGTAGGCGGGTTAAATCGGCCAAAGGTAAATGCAATTGATCTACCCTTGGCCTCTTTTATTTTTGATAATGATTTCAGTTCATCTGGAGTTATTTTACCATCCTCCATGATCTCGTTCAACTTTTTGAAAAATTTGAGATAATGATACTTTTCTAACATTTTATAAATCACATTTTTAGGAAGTCGGTTCTTAACACCAAACTTTCTGATTTCTTCTGGTGACATGTCTTTGTCAAATGCATCCTTTCGGTCTGCATAAGTTTTGTCGCCAATATCAATTAGAGTGTTAATAGAATCTTTAATCTCAGCTAACTTTTTAGAAATTAATCCTGACAAGTTTTCTATATCTGCACTTGTCAATTGCGATAATTCCTCATAATCAATCATATCTCGTACTAATTCACCTTTAACAACATCTATTTCAGAAACACGCTTCTGAAAATCCGCTACGTATTTTTCAGGTTCAAAGGTGCCAGGTTCTGGTTTTTTGATCCACTTGTTAGTGTCTATATCAAAAGTACCATCAGCCATGTCCCTTGCCTTATTAAATGTAGCAGGATCTATGATGGAAAAGTAGTTGATAGGATGCTCTGTGCCTGGTATAGTTTTACCATTTATCTGTCCTTGATATTCTCTAATCTCATCATGTACCTTTTCTTGTTCTGCTTTTGAACCAGGTATATCAAATAAGATATTAATGTCAAGGTCTGCGTCAGCCCTATATTGTTTTGTTAATATACTACCGATTAGAGTATATTTAACTACTTTACCAAATTTTTCAAATGTCTTTATACCATCTAGTGCCATTTTCTTAACAGATGGTTTTAATACTGGATTAGGTGTATCTGCTTTATCAAATACTCCTCTTGCATATGTCTTTCTAGGTATATCAATTATACTTTCTTTTAAAGACTTTCTTAAATTAATTTTAGGATAAATTTCTTTTGCTAATTTAACACCTGCTTTGTGATCTGATGGATAATGCCAACCTGCAAATACTCTACCCATACCACATTCATCAGCACGATCTATTAGTTCTGCTTTGTGTTCAGGATATTTTTCAGCATAGTATTCTGCAATCAATCTACTTTGTAAAGAGTGACCACTAGGATATGCTGGTGTTTTCATACTATCAGATTTTAAAGGCATACTATCAAACTTCATACCCATTGCGTCTGCAAGGTGATATGGTCTTGCTCTTTCAAACTTGTTCTTAAATCTTCTAGCAACTGCACCACCTAATTCAATAATTTTATCTGTATCTTTTGTATTAAGTTCTAAATTATTTTCTTTTAGATATTTTTCTATAGCATATTCCGATTTAGGGTCGTGGTCTTTTACTGATTGTTCTATTGCTTTGTTTCTTTGTTTGAACATACCTTGCATTTCAACCATTTCTTTTTTAGTTGCAGCTGATGTGTTCTTATTAGGTGATGAGCAATTTACTTCGTCTATATTACCTGTATAGTTCTTAATAGGCTTTTCTTCTACCTTAGCGTGCCTAATATTTTCTATATCGTTAAACTTTTTAAATCTCATCTTTTACGAGCCTCTAATTCTTTTTTCATCCATTGTTTCGCTCTATAGTTTGATACAGGCGATGTAATAAATTTTCTTACTACTTTACTTACTCTATTCATTGTAAGTGTTGTTAATTCTAAATCTGACTTGTTGTTATCAACTACGATAAAATTCCTCATACCAAATAGTCTTTGAAATTTACCTATATTACTTTGAACACCATTCCAACTATTTGTTGTTATGTATTCTGGTATAGTCCTTTCACGTCTAGCATTTCTTGCCAATGCAACTTCTAAACTTGTATTCACAAATACCATGTAACAATCGTAACCCATTTGTTGTAGCATGTTATGATGTCTGGCAATCATATCATAATCTCTACCAGTACTATCAATAACTAAACCAAGTCGTCCATCTACATATTTATCTAATTGTGATATAGTTAATGCTTTTGCACTTTTTCTTATTATGTTTCTAAAATATGTTTCTTCATCTGGCATACTTAAAGATAAGTTCGCCTTTTTTAATCCTCTTTCAAATGCAACGTCTGAATTAACTAATTTCAAACCACTACCTGCAAAGGCAGTAGATGTAACAAATGTTTTACCTGACCCAGGACCACCTGCAAGAAAGAAGGCTTTGAATATACCTGGATCATAAAGTCCTTCAGATAAATGTTGTATAAAACTATTTACTTTCATTTTCTATTCTTCTTATAATTTCGTTAGCAGTTTCTTCAGGTGTGCCACCCTCTGCTTTTATTTCTAAAAATCCTGGTCTTTTTCTCATATATTCTATTACAGGACCTGTTTCTTTTTTATATAATTCTATTCTATTACCTATAATCTCTTCCGTATCATCTGCTCTACCTCTTGCAAGTAGTCTTCTCATAACTTCTTCTCTACTTACATCTAAAAATACTGCATAGTCATAACCTATTTCTGCTTTCTCCATGTCTTCAACTTGTTGCATATATCTAGGCCAACCATCTAACACATAACCTTGTGGCGATTGTTCAACTTTTTTAGTAATTAAATCTAATACTATTTGATTAGGTACAAATTCACCTCTATCAATAATTGATTTAACTTGTTGTCCTATCTCACTACCTTTTTCTACTTCTTTTCTTAACATGCCACCTGGATAGATATGTGTAATATTAAAATGTTTAATTAAGTATTCTGTATATGTTGATTTACCTGAACCAGGGCCACCTAACATAACTATTCTCATTCTACCTAATTTTTCAAATATAAAATCTCTAAAAGTTTTCATCCTTTAATCCAGTTCTTAGCAAGTGTAAAGTTAGCAGTACTAAACTCTAACCTATCTACTAGTTTAACTGCGTTGCCCATTCTATCTACAGCAACGTAGCCTTCAGGATTTGTTACTTCAAACCCATTACCTTTTTGTAAGAAAGTACCTATTGATTTAATTTGATTCATTTTGCCAACTAAAAAGTTTTTAACTCTTTGTAGTGTAATGTAACTTGCGATTGCAAAGTAAATATCATTTTCGTTACTATCAATAAATCTTAAACCATCGTTTCTTATCATCTCGTATTTCTTTTTAGCGTTTGCTGTTTTCTTACTTGACATCTCATCATCTAATACGGACGCATAATATTTTCTAAAATCAGATTGTAGATTTTTAACATTAGCAATAGTCTGACCATCTCTTATTTTTGTATTGAAAAATATTTTTAGTCTAGCGCCTACAGATAATAAATTTGTCTGTCTTCTTAATAGTTCTAATATTCTTTTACCTTTACCTAATGATCCCATAGCCATTCTTAACATACTATCATATTGGTCACTTTCAGTTGTTGTAAATGTAGCAACACCTGAAGCGTCTTTGTATGAAGCGTCATCATAAAATACTGATGGCGTCTTTGCAAAACGATTTACATTGACGCCAAAGCTTGCTTTTAAATTAGCCATTTTTCTGCCATTGTAAGTAGTGTGAAAAATGATACCTAGTTTAGCTCTCATAATTTTTCTAGCAAGATCAGTATTTTCTGGTACTGCATAAGTTATAGTATTAGGTGTAAATGAAATAGCATCCTCACCTCTTATAGATACCTTTTTAATATCTCCTGGTGTAAATAACAAGTCGCCTTGTACAACACCTCTTATGCCAAGTTTTGGTAGTTCTTTTAAACAGATAGATAGTTTATCTACCAAACCACCAGAGTGATTTTTTCTAATGTCTGATTGTGTGTAATTGATTTTAGGAGTTACGTTGAATATAGATTTTGATCCGACAAAGAATTTGCCGTTTTCAGGATTAACACCACAGAATACAGCAGGTGCACCATCCCATTTAACAGATAGATTTAATTTTCTACGTGATGATCCTACTAACATGTTTCTTATTGATTTAAGAAACTCAATAGCGTTGATACCACCTTGATATCCGTTATTAATAATTTCGTCTTCTAAATGTTCTAAATGAGTATTTTTTGCCTCATTTAAGTATTGTTTAAAACTATACATATCTCTCCACTATACCCATTATATCAAAATTTATCGCCTTTGTCAAGCGAAAAATCACACTAATTCCATTAATAAATCACTACTTACTAGACTATTTATACTAATAAAGTTTGCCGAACGGCCCGAAAGGAAAGACACTACGCCCTATCTTCTGGCATAAGAAGATTAGATCGGTCATATACTCATGGATTTCTTCTTTTTTAAATTTAGAAACCATATGTAAAAACCTTAATTGTAGTAGTTTGTTATTAGCAATCCAAGGTGTTCTACCCTCAAATGCTATTCGCATATTCTTCGTAAAATCTTTAGGCATAATTTTAACCTCTAAAGGTATGCCTTTTTGTTTCATATTTCTAACTAACTCATCATACATACCTTGCCACATCTTTGCTTGTTTGTCAAATTGTTTTATATTTTGTGGTTCATTTTTTGCGTCATTTATAAATTGTGATTTGTATGGTTTGCCAGCAGTTAATTTTCTAACTAGTTCTAAAGGTGCCTTACCTAATCTTGCAGCCTCACCTTTACCTGTGCCTTCTATTTTTAGATTAGATAACCTTGATGTTGTATTACCTTTAACTTGAAACTTTGCTATTTCTGTACCTCTAATACCTAAAGTTAATACAGAATCTTGTGTTGTAAAACCAGCATTCTTTTTTACGCCATATGTTGATAGATCAAACTTAACTTTTAAAAGATTATAATCAAACTCACCTTTTTTATTTTCTACTGCTTTAAAAAACTTATCATCTAAATTGACTTCTTGGTACTTTGCTTGACCACCTGAAATTAATTTTAAAGAAAGACCTACAACTTTTCTTTCTTTGTATAACTTTCTCATTATCTGATTAAGTTCTTCTATAGTTTGTGTGCCTTTAGGTCCTTCTATTTCTTTTAATATGACTTGTCTATTGACTTCTTTTTTATCAATCAACCATATATCAGCAGGATTGTATGAGTCTTTATTTGATATACTAAAATAATCTCTAATCGTTTTCATAAACCACATCATAAAACCATCTTTATCATCTCTATCAAAGACGGTAAATTTTGCGTTAGAAAACTCTTTTAATATTCTTTCATTTTGTTTAACAAAAGTTTCAAACCAGTTTTTTTCTATATTTTGTGAAAAAGGCATCCTGTAAAAAAATAATTGTTTTCTGTCTTTAACAAATATTTCTTTTAATTCTTTTACGGTATCTTTATCGTTAATTATATCTTTTACTGAATTAAATTTTTTATTATTTTGAAATGATTGCTTACAGATAGCGGCAGTAGCCTTCTCCTGCATTGCTGTAAATTCAGCGTCTTTTACGTTAATACCATTTAGAATTGCCATACATATATTTATGCACGGCTTCTACCTCTGCTTCTAGCAGGAGAATTATAATTTGTCCTACCCTTATCTAATATCTTCTCTTTTTCACCTCTACAATCAAAGAAAGGTGGAAAACCAAAGACACCAAATGTCTTATTTTTGTTTTGAAATTTAGTAAGTTTCTTTACATCTTCCTCAAAGAAAGACTCTTGTAATACTAACTTACTAGGCATTTCAACACAACGCCATATGATTTCGCCTTTTGACTTAACCATTTCTGTCTTATAGTAGATAGATGGTTTTCTTTTTCTTTTTGTTGCCATTGTTATCCTACATGTTTAGTATTAATTTGGCTTCTTCACTTAACATATCTCTACTAAATGGTGGAGTATGTGTTAATATAATTTTTACATTACCTTCACCTGCAACACGTTCAGTAGCTTCTTTTATATTCTTACTTATTATATCGGCTGCTGGGCATAACATAGAGGTCAATGTGTGAGTTATTGTAACTTTCTTGTCTTCTTTTATATCAATATCGTAAATCAGTCCTAAATTAAATACATCTACAGATGGCATTTCAGGATCATAAACTGTTTTTAATTCTTTTATTATGTCTTCTTTCATTATACTTTAAAATCTGAAAACTTATCATACACGTCCACAGATTGTGGGCCTGATGGTTTCTCAATCTTCTCCTTACTTTCTTGGTTACTATCTACAATCTGTTGTGCTGATTGTTCTACATCATATAATCTCATCTTACTTCTATCTACACCGATTATAAATGCACGATTGACAGCAGGATCATTGTATCTATTCTTTAATTGTTTAACTTTAATCTGACCTAGTTCTTCTAATTCTTCATTTGATATTAGAGCAAACATGAAGTCAGCAGTTGCAGGAAGACCAAATGATTCTGAAGTATCTTCTAAACCAACATCACTTGACAGATAACCTGATCTGGTTGTTTGAGTAGCAGATACAATAGGCACATTATATTGTACTGCAAGACCTCTTAATTCTTCAGCGATTGCCTTAACATAAAAATATGAAGATATATTACCACCTTTAAATCTACTTGATGAACATATATTTAAATAGTCAATGAATACTATATCTGGTTTAAATGATTTCTTTAATGCAAGTTCATCCATCAAAGATTTAAAATGACCAGCATGAGCAGCTGCCGTAGGGTATTCTTTAATAATTAGTTGCCCATTAATTTTATTTTGTAACTTTTGTGTTTTGTTATCGTATATCTCTTTAGGCATTTCATAAAGATCATCAATTGTAACATCTAATAAATTAGCGTCAATTCTTTCAGCAATTCTTTCTTCAGCCATCTCTAATGTAATATACAATACATTCTTGCCTTGAGCAATTACACTACTTGCAACATGACACATAAACAAAGATTTACCAACACCAGTACCTGCAAGAGCAACGTTAAGTGTTTTAGGTGGTAGACCACCTTTTGTAATACGATTGAAATAATTTAAATCAAACTTTAATCTTTCTTCTACTCTATGGTAATAATCAAATCGCTCATCTGTCATGGCAAGATAATCATGCCCTATATGTCTATCAAATGAAACGCCTAATGCGTCTGATAAGATAGTAGGTATTGCCTCTGGTGTATGTTTCTTATCTTTACCATCAATGATTTTGATACCTTGTAATACTGCATTATACACAGCACGATCTTTACACCATTTTTCTGTTGTATCTAACAACCATTGTTGTTCAACTTCCTCATGTATCAATGAGTTCAATAATGTTTTTGTATTTTTAAATTCGTCTTCGGTAAGTGTTTTGTTATTAGACAACTCAATAGCGATTGCTTCTTTTGTAGGTAGGTTGTTATACTTAACAACAAAAGCATTTATGATTTTAAATAGAGTTACTTCATCTCTATTTCTAAAAAAATCTTCTTTAATAAAAGGTATTGTTTTTCTGGTAAAGTCTTCGTTATGAATTAGATTAGATAATAATGTTTTTTCAAAATCAGACATAATGTAGATAACTTCCTATAATGTACTTTGGTTGATTGATAGGCTTTTCACCTGTATGTTTAAAAGTCCATAATGGAGGAAACACCAAGACTTTACCTGCCTCAGGTTTAATCTCAATATCATAGTCAGGAAATGTTGTATTGCCTCCATCATTATTATTTAAATACATAAAAAAAACTAAAAATCTTCTTGCACTATTATAGTCTGTAACATCCACGTGTGCTCTAAATTCATCTTCACCGTTAGGTTCATACTTTTTAAATCTTATCTGTTCAAAACCAAATTTATTTGGCCATTGTTTTATATTATCTATATTAACATCTTTTGTATATTTGTCAATGACCTGTCGGAGTTTAGGAAAGATAATGCTTGTATATTCTTTCCAGTCATTGTGCATACTAATATTAATTTCAGTAAATGACATATGATTATCTACGATAGTTTTAGTCTGTTGAGTCGGAGAATCCTCAAACTTATCTATCAAGTGCTGACATTGTTGTTTATTAAGCACATTCTTATACGTGCATATATAATCACTTTTGAAATCTAATTGTACCATCTTCTAATTGTTTTTCTACCACTTCTATCAATATATCGCCTATGTAATTCCTAAAATCTTCACTTGTTGTATCAATATTATTAGGATTTACCTTTACATCATAATCAAACTTTAAAGGTATCTCGCCTTTAGCATTCTCTTCCGAGGCAAACTTTACATGTCCATACGTGTATATAATATCTTTATAGTCGCCTTCAACAATCTTTATGCAACTAAAATCATCAACATCACGTTGAGCAAAGACATATCTATTCTGCGCCATAGAGGAATTCTTTTTTGGCTGCCTCGTCAATTTGAGCGAGAACATCTTTAGTAAAGAATTTATCAGGTTCATTATTGATAGTTTTTGCATATTGTTTTGATCCATCAGGTAACTCTACCCTTGTAGATACTGATTTAAATATACCATGCTTAATTGCAAGTTCTAATAAACCATAATACTTATCAAGGCCATCTTTATAAGTTAATCTTACATCAATCAAAGCATTCTCTTTTGTCAACCTTGATTTGTAATTTTTACAATGAATTATATTACCTATAATTTCTTTGCCATCTTTCTCTTTACGTTTAGATAGATATACGATATTACTTGCAGCGTATTTTAATCCACTACCACCGCCCATCTCCTTTTGAGGAAACATTGAGCCTATAACATCATATGTATGATTAGTCATAATCATAGGTACTTTTGCTTTACCTAGTTTTAAAGTTAATACTCTAAAGGCTGCTTTGACTATTTGCGATCTAGTCATATCTCTAGTTTCTTTACCCTCAGCAGTATCTTCCATTTCTTTTGTAGTAGATAACATTCCTAAACTATCTAATACAAACATCAAAGGTTTTCTTTTATCTTCACCTTGTTCTAGGTATTTGTCAATTACTTTGATTGATTGATGTCTAAACTCTTGTACTGTGGCAACTGGTACTATGACCATTCTCTTACTATCTATACCACGAGCCTCAACTAATTCTTTTGTTAATGCACTTTCTGACTCAAAGTAAATTACACCTGCGTCTTTGTTTTTATCTAAAAATGCTTTTACAATACCTAATGCAAAGAAAGTTTTACCTGTTGCAGCTTCACCTGCAATCGCTGTTATTTTGTTTGATGGCATACCACCATAGATTGAACCAGATAATAAAGCGTTAAACGCCAAAGAGCCTGTGTCTATAAAACTATCTACATCACCTGCTTCTACACCTTCACTTACAAGTGTAGCATATTCATTACCTGTTTCTTTTATTATATCTTTTAAAAAGTCACTCATATTATATTCTCCGTTTGTGTATATATTATATCAATTTTAACATCATTTGTCAAGCTGTCACTCCCATTCAAATCTATATTTCTCATTTTGAGGTACCCACCCCACAATAGGTGTTTCTAAATCCTCGTGTCTTATATCCATCCATATCTTATCAAACATAGTATCCGTGTTTATATGCCCGAATTGTGCATAAACTGTTTCATTTACTTTAGATAACCTTTGTTGTAGTAGTTCTCTATTGTATTCAAGTAATCTTTGATAGTCCCAATATTCTTTGAGGTCTGTATATGATTGTTTTGAGATTGCCATACTCATATTTATTATTTGACCTTACAATATCTTTGACATGGACCTGGCGCTGTGTCAGGATTCTTCCATGAGTCTGGTAGTTTCTTACTAAACAATTCACTATCAACTATTTCTTTCATACTATGGTTTTCTAAATTGTATTTTTCTTTGTTTTCTAAATACTCATCAACCCAAGGATGTGATCCTTTTCTAAAGTGGTCTCGCTCATCTGTTTTATCAAAGTTCTTTTTTAAGAAACAACATTGAAATACTTGACCATCTGGATTGACCATATATCTATTATTGTTTTCACGCCATTGACAAACTATTTTAGACATGGGTTGTTCTCTCTAAAAATTCTTTTTGACCTTTCTCATTTATAAAGTGCCATTCATTCTTGCCATAAAATCTATCACTATTATAGTGTTGATGAAAATGTGAGCCATGTGATAACGCTAATTCTTTTATCTGATCTTTATATTCTTCGTTATGTTTAAATATAATACTTTGTGATAAAGGTATTGCTTTAGTTTGTGATAAAGATGTTAAGGCGTCTAATGATTTTCTAAGCGATGTACCTCTTCTATATTTCTGGTGCATTTGTTCATCTATACCATCAACATCTATAACCATAGATAACCGTCTGCCACAATATATACCTAGGTCCCAATAAAATTTATCTGTACGAATACTACCATTTGTTGTTATCATTATTCTTGCTTTACTATTATCAATTATATAATGTACAATAGGCTCTATATCCTTTGCCATTAAAGGATCACCCCATGTACCACAAAAACTTACTTCGCTTATATCTTCTAAACACTTAATAGTAAATCTTTTTTTAAAATCATTTAGTGACCACGTTGTCAAAGGTAAAGTACTAACTGTGCCTAGACCATTTCTATCAGTTCTTTCGCATTGAGGACATCTTGCATTACACAAGTTTGTTATTGCTACATCTACTACTAACATTAAAATAAGGTTGCTCTTCTACTATGCCTAAAGTAATCTAGTTTTTCTTTTGAAAAACACCAGACATTCTCAATATATATTCTATTCATAAACTCTGCTTTTTCTTCTTCACTTTTAAATAGTTTATCTGATTTAGGTCTTTGCATAATCCTCATACCTATCTGACCTACAAAGTTATCTTTTAAACTATCAACTAGTTCATCACTTGAATAATATCTTTTATTTTTAATATTAGGATCCATAATATTTACAAACATATGTTTTGATCTTTCAAAACTTTTTTGAGCAACAGGCAAATAGAAATCATCACGCCATTTAGAATATTCATCAAACTTATGCCATGATTGATTTTCTTCTTTCTCACCACCCTCGTTATATCTTTCTGTAGAAAAGTATGGTGGACTTGTAAATGCACAATCTATATTATCTATTTTATCCCATGGTAAATCTTCAGCACCACAATTGTATAGTGTTACCTTTTTAGGTTTAGATAAGAAACTATTATATGTTTCTACTTGTTTTAAATATTGTTTGAAAGTATTAGGATTAGGATCACAACCGATATATTCTTCAGCGTCACTAGTAAAGAAACCTGCAAGTCTATCACCCCAACCACATGATGTATCTAATACTCTTTTGGCATTTGTCATCTGATAGATTGTCTTTGCTACATTAGGTTTAAATTGTGTTGCAATATACGTACCCAATCTAAACGCTGACATGTAACTTTTATCATCTAATTTACCACCTCTTAATTCTTCTCTACCATCAACCATTACTGGTTTCATGCCATTGATACCACGCCATATAGGACCTAAACAACGCCATATGTCTATTGACGATCCTTTTTCCCATACTTCTATAGGTGCTTTGAAACCAAAACTACCACAATTCAATCTTAAATGTTGATGAAAGTAATTTGACACATCATTAAATATAGATGGTGCGTCTATGATACCTAGACCATGGTCTTTAAAATTATATTTGTAATCATCATATTTTTCTTTTACATTCTTCTCTAATTGTTCTACAGGTTTTACATATTCCCATACATCTTGTTTCTGTAAAGATTTAAAACATTGACGCATTACCTCATATGAAATTTCCTTTAGAGGAAATTTAGGTCTGTGTTCTTCAATATAATCTGCAAGGTCTAATCTAAATTGTACTTTGCCAATATCATCTGTAACAGTTTCAAATTGTTGTTGATCCATTACAGGCAATTTATTTTCATCTGCGTATTTACTTAGGTACTTCATCATTCCACTTTCTTAATAACCATATTACAAAACCAAAGGCTAGTATAACATAAAATATTGCTAATGTCAATTCTACCACTTATCTACCTCATTTCCATACTGATCCCAACCATCTCTTTGTTGTCTAGCAAACATCTCTATATAGGGTCCTTCTAACAAGTTCTCTATATGACTATACATTATGTCTGGTTTACGACTATGTTCTCTACGTTTTTCTACAACTAATTGTGGCACACTCTTTGATAGTCTTTTAGGTTTACCTTTTGTTGCTAATAAACACATCTCTGGATTACCTCTAGTCCAGTAACCTAGACCTGTAAAGAAGCCTTCAGATTTTTTATTTGTCTTTGCCCACGTAAAGGCTACAGTTTTGTATTTGAAACCCCAAGCATTAATTACTTCAAATGCTTTATCTAATAAGGGATCAACTACCCACATTAATAAAACTGAATCATCATTTGCAATTTTATTTACAGGCAAATCTTTTATATCTTTAAATGTCATAACGCTATAATGTTTTTCAGGACTTCTACCTTTGCCTTTGTCTGAATATGTTTTAAACGACCACGGTGGGTCTGCATATATCACGTTATATTTTTTGCTAATATCCATATTGATAACATTATAATTAAAAATACTTTAGTATCTAATGGTGTTCTTGCTATATTTTGACCCCATATAAAGAATACATAAATTGTTAGATAAAAAAGTATTAGGTTAGTAATCATCCGAAAAATGCCTCTAGTGTTGCCTCACGTTCTAACTTCCACCCTATCGAGTCAAGTATAAATCGTAGAGGATCAGTAAATGTTTTTTCAAATTGTGTATCGTAATCTACATATTTGTGTAGATCAAATTCATATGGTATCTTTGTAGAGAAAGATATTACGGTATCTTTAACTGTATTAGGTTGTTTCAACATTAAAAATTTAATCTTGTCACCATCTTTAATCATAGGATATTTTCTTTGTAATTTATGTTTTAGTATATTATGATTATATATTAGAGAGCCTTTTACATGAATAGGTGTGCCTTTCTTATAGATTGAATTACTATCAACATATTTGTCAATGTTATTACAACTTCTAGGAAAGGCAACCTCCTCTGGCGAGAGTGTCTTAAATACTGCTTTAAAGTCTGTTACAAACTTAATCAATGCGTCTTCGCTATCATTCATAATCACACGAATAGCGTCTTTAATTTTGCCTCTACAAACTTCAGGTGTGGATGATTTAACTGCTTCAACACCCATAATTTTTAGTTTAGGTATATCAAATCTGATACCTTCTTCATCAAATACATTCATCATATATCTTTTTTTAGCAACCCATATACCTTTGTTAGCAATTGCTTCTCGTTTCATAATCATTTTCTGTTGATAAGCATTTACATACTTGGCAAGATTTTCAAAACTATCATCAATTACTTTCTGTATTTTTTCTTCAGCAGCTTTGTTTATAAAATCTGTAATCTGTTGTGGCGTTTTATCTTTACAAACTTTTTCTACTAACTTGTCAAGTTTTAAATAGATGGAATCTGTATCAGACGCAACAATATAATTCACATTATCTGTATTTAAAATCTTATTCATAAATCTATTGACATCACGTTCTATCCAACGAATAGATAACTGACCACCTAGTGTAATTGCTTCTGCCTGTTTTACATCAAAGTATCTAAAGTATTGATTACCGATTGCGCCATAAGCAGAGTTTAGCGAAATCTTTTTTGCCATCTGTATATTGTGACATCTACTAATCTCATTTTTGTATATAGGATCTTTTGTCTTTTGAAATTCTTTTTTTGCCTCTATAGATTTCTTCTTATATACTACACGTTCGGTATACATCTTCTCCATAAGTTCAGGTAAGAAACCTTGTTTATCTCTTTTAAACATTGCGCCGTTTGGTGCGATAGTTACGTTACGATCTTTTGCCCATTTAAGATTTAGTTTTTCATCTAAAAAGTTTTCTACGCCTACTGCTTTAGGTTCTACACCTAAAAACGTTTCAGGACTAATATTGTATTGCATAATTAAATGCGGATATAGTGAGTTCAAATCAAACGAAACAATCCAGTTATGTAATCCTAGCTGTGGATCTTTTACATATGCACCTTCGTATTGTGAATCTTTTATCTGATCCTCTCTTGGTGGTATAATAATATCTTTTGTAAGTAAATGATTATAGATTAATGTATCCCAACATCTTACTTGTGAATAAACATCTGTATAATTTACTTTGTAGTCATATGCCATAGTCAAGCATAACTCAATCAGTTTCATTTTGTCTTCAAGTCTATCAACAAGTTCTACGTCTTGTATATTATACTCTACAAATCTTTGATAGTCTTTTGTATAGAAATCTTTAAACGTTTCATATGGATTATCTAATTTAGATTCGCCTAGTTCTACCTTGGCAATGTAATTTAGTTTATAAGACTCTTGCCTTACATAAGTAAATTTTTTATACAGATCAAAATAATCTAATACAGATACGCCTAGTATATTCCAGTATTGTTGATTCTTTTGACCAAGTTGTATTCTATCTGCATTGACATAATTCCATGGCGACATTTTATTAATTGTATCATTATCAAACATAAATCTCATACGATTCATAAGATAAGGTATGTCAAAGAATTTTACATTCCAACCAGTAACAATATCAGGATGATTTTTACACCAGAATTTTAGAAACTCTAATAGTAAGTGTTTTTCATTTTGACATTTTACATATGTTACGTTTACTTTTTTAGAAATAAAATCACCTGTACCCCATGTTAATATCTGTTTGTTAGTATGATTTTTTACAGTAATACAAATAATCTTTTCTTTTGCAGTATCAGGATCGGGAAAGCCGTTCTCACAAGTAGTTTCAATATCAAGTGTGAATAGTTTGATATAATCTTTATTCCATCTCATCTCGCCTTTGTATTCGTCAGCGATGTATTGATAGTTGTATCTATTCATACCATAGATTTTATATTCAGGTATGCCGTTATACTCTTGGTAGAAATGTTTTGCTTTTGATATAGAATCAAATCTCTTTGATTTTAAATTTATGCCGTCTAGTGTTTTAAATTTTGATTGTTCTTTTGTAGGAAGATATAGTGTAGGACTATAATTGATACGACTTAAATAAGATTGACCGTTATTGACACCTCTTATAAGAAGCTTACCTTTATGCTCTACAACGTTTGTGTAAAAACTACTCGCCAAATTCATATTCTATTATAACATTAAAAGACAAAAATGTCAATTACGTGATGATTTTATTTTTAGGTGTAACTATCTGACCTGTATTTTGTTGATATGCACCAATCATATTATCATCTGGTGTTGTTTCAGTAATTATATTTGCTGATTTAATATGTATAACTTCGTCTTTTGTGTATGGTATGTAAGGATGAAATCCTATTTGCATAGGTTTACCAGGTTGTCCTTGCATTGGTATTAGTACAAAAGGTTTCTTTATTGCTACAGAACCATGGATGTCTGATTCTTGTGGCGTACCAATCACGTCCTCACCAGAAGTGAGTCTGTATAATCTAATCATAATATACTCCTATTCAGTTTTAGTTTCTTCAGTTGATTGTTTTTTTCCGATATTATATTTTGCTTGCAAATTCCATTCGTTCTTTTCTTTGAAAGCAATAATTTTTATTTGTGACAAAGGTGCTTTGTTTTCAGCAGCCTCTGGTTTAACTATAGACAATAAGTTCCAGTCTTGTAATAAAACTGATATTGTGTTACGTCTTTGTACATCATTCTCAACTAGTGTTGCCTTTTTACCATCTAAAGCAAAAAGTTCTTTAAAATGTACTATGTAATATTTACCTTGTTTGTGTAATATGTGACACGATTGAAATAGTGTTTTGTCTTTACGACTTGCAACACCTATTCTGGATAAAGTCTCCCTTATCTTTAAAAAATCATCTGGCTGTTTAAGTGTAACCTCTAACATCTGCTCAGGTGACCAGTTAAAACTTTCTTCACTCATCTTTTTCTCCCACCCTTATCAAGCTTTTCTTTGATAAGATTCAATTGTTTTTTATCTAGTATGTCAAGGGCTACTTTTGCTTTTGCGTTGCTATAACCATAATATTCTTTTACATACTCTAAATTTTTGGACTTAGCAGTGGTTACCCACTTCCCACCAAATCGTTTTCTTTTTCTAATACTATTTAGTAGAAAGTGAAACTGGAGACGTTTAGTGAGGCTGTGATGAATATTCATCTCGTTTGCCATCATTATGCAATCTACGTGTTGCGATAGGCAACGATTAATTACGTACGGTGGATATTTCTTTTCCCAAGTGAGATCATCTCCGTCTAGCAGATTAACTTTTGACCAGTTAATTGCATTGAGATAATCAGATAATTTGTATTCTATCATAATATAATTTCTGGTGCCGCTTCACGGACTTGAACCGCGGACCTACTGATTACAAATCAGTTGCTCTACCAGCTGAGCTAAAGCGGCCCTATTGTTAAAACCTAAACAAGGTCTTGCTTTTAAAGTATCTTTTTTCATGTTTTTTGTGACCTTTGTGACTTCCCATATAGTAGTCGCCTGGTTCGTAATCCCAAACTTTACCATGATGGCCTCTTACATCTGCCCAAAACATTCTACATTTCACTAACAATTTTCTTAATAATGTTCTTCTTGCCATTTCTTCCTCTACTTAAATTTACATTCGGCCATGATCTGTGTCAAGCACGCAACCATATTTATCTCGTGGTCAGCCACAAACGCTGATTTATATTGATAATCGGCGATTGTTAATACGGCTGCAGGGATAGATTGAGGTTGTAAATGTTTATAGAGTATATCATAGATACCAGAGAATAGAGAAGAAGGATCTTTGTCTAGGTTCTGAACAACCCATTTACGCATATCACTAAATCTTTTTTCTTTTAGTAACTTAACAAGTTCTTTATTATTGATTTCTGATAATGAAACTAATATACCACTATCTATCTTACCTCTTACAGAATATCTTTGTAATTCGTTGATAGTTCTTCTAAAGTCTGGATAGTGTCTTTGTATTAGTTCAGCAACTACTCTATTGTCGTATTCTATGTTTTCTGATTTAAGTATTTCACCTAGTCTTTTTAAAAATGCAGTAGCAGTTTTTACTTTCTGACCATTTGTAATACGAAAATCAATAACGGTACAACGACTATGTAATGCTGGGATTATCTTATTCTTAAAGTTACAAGTAAATATAAATCTACAATTCTTATAAAACGTTTCAATAAAGTTTCTTAATGCAGGTTGAACACTATCAGCATTCATATAATCTGCCTCATCAACTATAACGACTTTATGATTAGAACCACCATCTAATGAAACACTAGACGCAAAGTTCTTAATTGTAGTTCTTAAAGTATCTATGTGACGGCCTTCGTCTGAACCATTGATGATTATATAATCAGCACCTAGTTCTTCACACAAGGCACGAGCAACTGTTGTTTTACCCGTACCTGCTGTGCCTGAAAGGAGAAGATTTGGTATTTCTTTTTGTATAAGAAATTTAGAAAATGTATTCTTTAAATCTTCAGTTAAGATACAATCTGATATTTTTTTAGGACGATATTTTTCAACCCATAGGAAATCTGACATTTAGACCTCCTTAAAATGTTGAGTCTGCTTCTAAAGCAATCCAATATTGTACTTTAACCTTTTTGTTTATGAAGTGAGCAATTTTTGCCTTTGATAATGCAACATCATAATCACCAGGAATAATTTTCATATTCTCGGCCTTGACATATGCAGTAAATTCTAAATCAGTTTCGCCAACTACTACACTTGACTCGTTTGAGTTAGAGTTCTTTTTATCTAATGCAACAAGTTTTATCTTGCCATTCTCGCCTTTGAAAGCAATGTCAGGTAGACTCAAGTTAGTATATAACTTCTTAACAGATTCATAGTCACTATTCTTTAGTGAAAATGTAACCGTTTTATCTGGCATTGATATTTGTTTAGATGGATATCTTAAAGTAGATTTATCAGCAAATGCATATCTAGCTGATAGTGTAGATTTCTCATCTTGTATTTTTAGATTAGCAGTACCGTTAAACTTTAGTACTGGTTGTTGAAAAGAATCAATCGCTCTTAAAAATTCAGGTAAATCATATACACCAAATTCACTTTCAAATTCTTCTTCAACGTCTGCCTGTGCCATAATATTTTTCATGGTACTCATTGTACTTAATGACTTACCAGGTTTAAATAAAATGTTGGCATTGATATCCGAGAAATTTCTCAAAATACCAATTGTATTATCACTTATTTTCATTTCATCTCCTTATCATAATTTAATAATAGTATAACATAATGTACCGCTTTCAACAAGTCAGCACGGTTGTGTCCATTCTTTTTGCCATATCTACACAAATATTTGATTGCGTTAGCATGACAAAAATCTTTTCCGATCTTTAATGTTTTAAGTAAATCTAAAACTTGAAAGCCACCTTTACCTGTAGAGTAATGTTCGCCATAAGTAGATTTAACATAATCACCAATCTCTTTTAAGATTTTATCTTCATTGTATTTCATAATTTAATTATAACATTAACTAGGGTTAAAGTCAATGTTTGGCAACGGTTGATCGTGTCTTGGATCAGTTTGTTGTAAATACTTTAACATATGCTCTGGTGATGACACCGTATAAGGGTCACCATCATTGTTATCCTGCTTACCAGGTTCTTCAAACACAACTTCTACTGTACCATCATTTACAATTGCAGCGTAACGCCATGATCTCATACCAAAACCATCGTTAGTTTTTTCTACAAGCATATCTACTTGATCTGTGAAATCGCCATTACCATCAGGTATGACTTTAACGTTTTGTAATTTTTGATTGGCTGCCCAAGCGTTCATCACATAAGAATCATTTATTGATAAACAATAAACTTCATCTATACCATGTTGTTTAAATACGTTATGTAATTTTTCGTAACCAGGTAGTTGTTGATTTGAACATGTTGGAGTAAATGCACCAGGTAGAGCAAATAATATTACTCTCTTACCTTTGAAGTAATCATCTGTACTTACATTCTTCCATTCACCTAATGATCTAGTTCTAAAACTAATATCAGGTATTTTATCACCTTTTTTCATTATATAATCTCCTATAAAAATTAATTATGATTCTATTATATACTAAAAAGGGCGACTAGTCAAGTAGCCAGCCGCCCTATCTATTATAGTAAGTGTCTATTACAATATTCCATTATTTGATTGAAATAGTCTTTAGTTTTTTAGACTCAGGTATAATCTTTTCCATAGATACACTTAATAAGCCATCTTTTAACTCAGCGCCTTTAACCTCTACGTCATCAGCGATTGTAAATGATCTCTTAAAGTATCTTTTTGAAATACCTTTGTGAATTACCTCACCGTCTTTGTCTTTAGACTTATCCTCTTGTTTAGACTCGATAGTCAAAATACCGTTCTCTACTGATACATTAATATCTTTTTTATTGAAACCTGCAAGAGCAACCTCAATATCAAATTTATTATCACCAGTTTTTACGATATTGTATGGTGGGTAATTAGACACATTAATAGCGTCATATTGATGGTCAAACATACTCTCAAAGTGTGAGAATACATCATCAAATCCTACTGATAATGGTCTTAATTGATTGAAAATAGATAGTGCTTTATTGGTCATATTAACCTCCTTTTGTTAAGCAAAGTTATTTTCTGACAACCCTATAAGGCGTTGTCTAATCTTATATAATAATTATTTATATAAAATCAAGCGCCAGTTTCCTTTTGTCACGGAGTTAAACTGGCAAAGATCACCGATTCGTTGGGGTGTTTTATAGTGTCTATAACTAATGGCACACCCCTTGCCTTTCTATACCCCTACGAGGTCTTACGAATTGCCTTGTAGTAATAATATATATAACATCAACAGACGGCATAGAATACTTAAATTTTCTTAACTTTAACGCCTTTTACCCAACGATATCCTAATAATTCATCATTAGCCTTTTGTGCTTTTCTGATTACTTTAAATCGTTCTTTGGCTTTTTCACGTTTAATTTCTGACGGTTTAGAAAAATATTGTTTAGCCCTTATGTCTTTAACAATACCAGCCTTTTGTACTTTTTTCTTTAGTACTCTCAAAGCCTTCTCTAAATTACCGCCTCTTACTTCAACCGTAATACTCACTACTATTTACCTCCCATCTCATTCTTTGGTTGTTTTTCCCATACTGGTGGGTTGTCACCACCCACGTCATAGTCATGGTACGAACCTTTTTTATATGTATCATAATCTGGTTTAGGTGCCTGTCCTTTAACACCTTTATCAATATCATCTTTTGTAAATGCAGGTTTCTTACTCTTATCTAAACTTCCCATGTTATATGCAACACCTGGTTTCATCTTTTGTACTTTGCCACCTTTATCTAAAAATTCTTTCATCATTCTATCACGTTCCTCTTTTGAGGTTTTAGGTTTGATAGTTTCTAATCCACTATTGTCTTTAAAATTACTCATTTAGTCCTCATTGTAAATAATTTATCTAAAAAATAATACCACACACCATTGATTGTAGGTTCTACTAAAGCAACAGCACCTGCCTCCCAAAGACTTGCACCTGTAAGAACACTTACAACGGACATGGCGATTATAATATGTCCTATTGTATAAACAAGTGCCCTGCCGACACTTGTGTTTTTTATTAGTTTAAAAATTCCTGTTTGAAACTCACTCATATTTTACCCTCAATGCAAGAAAACTTGTGGCCATTTCTGGCCACAAGCGGACTTACACTATGGATAGATTTAGACGGTGAAGTTATCCTCATCATCTTCCTCACTATCATCGGATTTCTTTTCTGATAAGATTTCGTCCTCTTCGGCCTTCTTCTTATCAGCAAGAATCTGTTCTACTGAAGCACCACTATCTACTTTACTATATAGATCAACAAATGATGTTTTAGTATCATCATCAAATCTATTAGTACAAACAGCGATTGCCTTCATTTTATTTCTGAAGATACCATATGCTTCTGCAATATGGACAAGTCTTCTGGTACTTATAATCTCATCAACGCCGCCATCATTATAAGTTTTTCTTATAACATCAGCCCAAGTTACTAAATTATGAGCAAACTTCTCATCTTTTTTACCAGCACTTACAAGTTTCTGAGCAACAATTTTTTCTTCAATCTTAGCAGAAGGATATTGTTGTTCAAATGTAACTGGAAATCTTTCTAAAAATGCCTCGTTAAGTACATTAGTACCGATAAACTTACCGTCATCACTACCTTGACCTTTAGTGTTAGCAGTTGCAATCACATTAAAGCCAAGTTTAGGTTTAACAAACTTGTTTATCTTTTTAACATAGACACCCGAACCTTCAAGGATAGGTTGAAGACACATTATCTTATTACTTGCAAGGTCAATCTCATCAAGTAAAAGAACAGCACCTCTCTCCATCGCCTCAATAACAGGACCATTTTGCCATACGGTCTGACCATCTTTTAGTCTGTAACCACCAAGTAAATCGTCCTCATCGGTTTCAATCGTAATGTTACATCTTATCATCTCTCTTTTAGACTCGGCACATGCCTGAGTCACAGCAAGAGTTTTACCATTACCAGACAATCCAGTAATGAAAACAGGATAAAACTTTTTAGATTTTACGATATTTTTAATATCAGCATAATTACCAAAATTAACAAAGTCAGTATCCTTCGCAGGAACAACATTATCGGTCAATGAAGATACGATATAAGCAGCCTTTGTATCATTAGATATTTTAGTATCAGTTGTATCAACTGAAGTTGAATCATCCATAGAGTCAACATTAAGAGTATAAACTCCTCTATCAACTTTGTACTTGTCTGATTTCAACCAAGAAGGATTTTTGATAACCTTCTTTTTAACAAGAGCATTAATCTCTGCCCTAGTCACCGTATCTTTTTTGTAAGTATCTTTTAATACTTTCAACACGGTTTTTTGTGTTTTGTTTAACTCAATCATTATATAAGTCCTTTCATATTTAAGTTATACATATATGCTATCATTTTTTGGGGTAAAAGTCAAGCGTAAAAAACCCTTCATTTATGCGATCCTTTTGATAAAGTTTTGTAGTAATACTCTGGAATTGATTCGATTCTTCATTCCCGACATAAACATCTTTTTTAAAGTTCTCTTATCAGTTGAATCTGATTCGAAGACTTGATTTTGTACTTTAGTACCAGAATTAACATAGAAATATACATCATAAGCAGTATTGTAATCAGCGATAAATTTGTCTTTACTAAACATTTTTCTAGCCAACATCTCTTTTTTATAAGGCACTCTTAACATATATTGTAGTTCTCTATATTTTGATACTAGATAGAAACCGATAGTTTGTAGGTCATATTTCTTTTTAAGATAAGATAACATAACACTAGTAAAATCTTTTCTTTCATGGTAATAACTACCTGCCATTCTATACTTGCCGTTGATCTTAATATATAACTCACCATTACCGTGTCTATTCATTGAATTAGAAGCACCGTCTGTTAAAGTAACAAGTGACATTTTTTGTACAGCATAGTCACTTTTGAATTTTTTGATTATGTAATCCATACCAATAAGTGATTCATTAAGTGGTGTTGATGATAGATAGTAGTCACCTGAAATACTAGGTACTGATTGATCTTCAGCCATTGGATC